GCTCAATTACCCAAGAGGGAATTTCGCATGCAAGAGCATCGATCGAGCAAACGATCAAGAAGACGTAACGCGAACGCCAACTATCTTCTTGACGCCGCAGCCGAATCGTCCGTCTATGGAGCTATCAGTTCCGTTGACGGAGGAGAGGACTTTGCGTTATCCTACCTTCGACAGGAATTCCACAGTAAATACTGTGACGATTCCCTCACCCCAAGTTCCGAACGGCGTGAAAACGCCATTCGAAAGTTCTTGGGCTGCAAATAAGGAAACAGACTCACTAACGAGAAATTTCGCTCGCTAGATTTAGAATTTAATATCCTAAATAGAGTCACGTATAAGTCTTTTCTTCGATTCGTTAGACGGTTTATCAGAGATGTCCTGGGGCCACTTCATGATGAAGTGGTTCTTGGAAGTTTCTCTGGGGGAGCGTCAACAAGTCGCCCGAGAACCCATAGCAATCCTGCTATGAAGTTCACCGGTAAGGCTGACGTAACCGAGGAAGCGATATGTGTTATCCCTGTTATACACAGGTTATCACCTTTGCTTCGGGAGTATGGCGTCTTCAACGATTATAATGTTGTTGAAGGCAATATACTCTTCACCGTTCCAAAGAAAACGGATATCGATAGATGTGCTTGTAAAGAGCCAGATATCAATATGTTTCTTCAAAAAGGTGTCGGCGCCCATATTAGGCGTCGTCTCCGACGGATCGGTTGTAACCTCAATGACCAGAGTGTCAATCGCGCGCTTGCTAGGCAAGGAAGCATCGACGGAAGTCTTTGCACCCTTGATTTATCAAGTGCGTCTGACACTATTTGTCTTGAGGTTGTCCGATCCCTTCTTCCCCACGATTGGTTCGTATACTTAGACAGTATACGTTCCCATACCGTGAGGATAGATGGCGAAGAACACCGTATGGAAATGTTCAGTAGTATGGGGAATGGTTTTACATTTGAGTTGGAAAGTTTAATCTTTCTTTCTCTATGTAGAGCTACCGCATACTTTCTGAATACTCCAGGCGTTATTTCCGTTTATGGCGATGATATTATAGCTCCTTCGGAGCTATTCCATGATGTTTCTTTTGTTCTTAGAGAATTTGGTTTCTCTGTTAACTTAGAAAAATCATTCCACGTGGGTCCCTTCCGGGAATCCTGTGGAGGTCATTACCATAATGAAGACGACGTAACCCCTTTCTATCTTAAGCGACCTGCCACACATTTGACTGATGTCATTCGTGTAGCAAATCAGCTACGCCGTTGGGCGTTTGCTGATCCGTGCCGCCGGTATGTTTATCCAGAAATCTTCCTAGCATGGAAGAAACTTCGGGATATCATCCCAGAGAGACTTTGGGGTGGTTATGATTATAGCGTAGATACACAGCTTGTATCGCCCCATTCTTCTCGTGACCGATTAGTTCGCGTCACGGAGAAGATGAGGCTTCCGCAAGATGGGTCCTACGTTCTATGGCATAACACGAATTGGAACCGCTCTCGAGAAACTGAAAGTTTCTCGAGTCCTATTTCTACTAACCAAATATGTAGAACTAGGAGGGCGCCAATGGGTGCTCCGGTTTACCGTGAGTATTTCTATGAAGAAATA